TGAGCCTTGTCGGCGGAGCGAGCGTTATAACTAGCAAGCTTGTCGACGATGTCATACCCATCCACCCCTTCGACGTTTTGAAGGTCAGCTTTGAAACCGTCCAACCCTCGGGGGGTGACAATTGCAATGTTTTGACTAGCTTTTGAAACGAACCCGAGGGCTTCTTCGGAATAAGCATTGGAACCTACCAGCGAGGAGTTACGAGAAATGTAATCGGAGATCATACAGCTGTGGATGTGGCCGCACAGAATGTGAGTAATGTTCACACCCTTGGCCGCATACTTGCCGATCATCGCCTGGACCTTTTTCTGGTCGGTGGCCGAAATCTGATGGCCGTGAATGCCCAGGAACGTCTCGTTGTGGATCTTGAAGACCACGTCGTTGGCCTGGAAGTCGTGGAATCGCAGGCCCTTGTCCTCGACGGCCTCAAAGATAGCCTGGAGCATGGCGTAGATAGTGTAGTCGTAGCTGTCGGTAGCTACTACGTCCACCCAGCCCAGGTTCTCCTTGGCTCGGGACTCATTGCCAGCCACGCCAAAGCAATCGACAAAGAAGTCTGCTCTCAGGTCCATCAGGAACTGCTTGCATAAATGAGTCGCCAGCAAGGTGGCGCGTGCACGATTGGTACTCATAGCCAACAGTTCGTCCAAACGACGATCGCTGTTCATGAGATCGCCACCGAAAAACACGACCACTTTGTCGGCACTGTAGGCCTTGCCTAATAGCTTAACTTTTTGAGCCAACAATTCCAAGCGTTTGGCGGCTACCTTAAAGTCGAATCGATTAGTGGGCAGGTTAACTAGTTCGTTGAAGTGATTGTCCGACAGATGAACCACAAGAGTTGCAGAGTCGGCGAGAAGAGGACCAGTCCGACGATTGCAACCTTTGAGAGAGTCTCCAATACTTTTGAGCTCTGAGACGAGGGCTTCGTTGTAAGCTGCGACCGCGTTTTCGACACGAGCATGTTCTCGAAATGATTTGCGCTCAATACGCTGAATGTCTTGCAGCTTTTGATTGCCTTTTGCAAGGCGAACCGTTTCGGTTAAAAGCTCAAGGTCGGGCTCAATCGCCTTGACCTCGGCTTTGATATAGTCCCGAAGAGTGTTGGGTTTAGCTAGGTGGGGGTGAGAAGTATACAAGGCGTTGGCGGCCCCGAGATACGATCCGTGCTGCTCGTAGAGAGCAAGCACTTCATCCCTGAGATAACTAATTGGAGTGAGATTCGTCAAAAGTCTCAGAAGGTACTTCAGCACCCATTATATCGTAAATATGGCTCAGAACACCCGGAGTATCATCAATGGTTACATTTGGACGAACCAGGGTCCGAAGCTGCTGCAGAAAGTGCGGCTCAGCAACGGCTACAACGGCCATGACGCTGTGAGGAGTAAGATCGACCATACAGTAGGACTCAAGCTCGTGCAGGCGCTCTGCAAGCCATCTCAGGGCGGGACTGGTTACCCCTGATAATAGAGGACGCAGTTCATCGCGCCTCCCAGGGACATGGACGTAAATCCTCATCATTCGCCGCTCTACCGCTGTGCGGATCTGCTGTGGTGAACGTGGCTCCCATTCCCGATCAATCAGCTCATCGTGGCGATCACCCCAGCTCTCTGCGATCGACTTTGCTTCTTTGTCGCTACTGGACAAGACGCGAGCGGCCCGGTCAATGTAATGGGCACGCAAGGCTTTTGATTTAAGACCACCGATCAAGGAACGGAGCTTCTCTTCTACCGCAGTGATCATCGCTGTGTCTTCTTTATCAAGATCGGCAGCCCATGTGTCGATGGTCCAGTCCAGCCAGTTAGGTGCCTCGGCTATGTAGTGATATAAATCCTGTCCATCGCGAATGATCTCATCAGGATCTTTCCCTTCGGGCAAGGTTACCACATTAACAGAGATGCTCCCCTTCATTGCCATGGGCCCAGCAACAGAGATGAATTGCTCAGCCGCCTTCACTCCACCGGTATCGCCATCGAAGCAAAGTATAAAATTCTTGACGCTACGACTTAAACGCTGTAATACGAGTGGATCGGGGGCGCCGGTTCCCTGAGCCGCAACCACGTTACGAATACCAGTCTGCCACATGCTGATAACATCAAGGTGGCCCTCAACGAAAATCAACGAGCCGGCCTCACGGGCTGCCTTAAGAGCGCGAGGTTCGTTGAACACCAGAAGCTTCTTCTGGAAAAGGTCATCCTCGGCGCTGTTCTTGTACTTTGCAGGCTGCTCTTCCTTGCCCCTGGTAGCCCGGCCAGTCCAGCCAACTAACTGATTTCTATGGTTGTAAATAGGAATGGTAATCCGTGAAGAAAAGAAGCCTCCAGAGGCGAATCCTAATCCAAACTCGTTGGCCGCCTCCGCTGTCAGGCCACGGTCCTTGAGGATCTGGCGGATGCGACTTGCCTTGGGGTCCCGCAGATTTGCCTGGTAACGATACTGCTCGGACTCGTTCTTGGACAACGCATGGGCAAGAGCGGCCCTGCGTCGCGCAGCAACCTCTGGATCTTCATTGTCTGTCTCGATTACGATGCCGGCGATATCTGCTGCGAACTCGACAGCTTCGCGCCAACTGTAGCCCTTCGATTCCTGGATGAAGTCAATAGCATCGGCACTCTTGCGGCAGACGTGACAAAAACAAAAACCCTTCTGATCTGAAATAGTCAGAGATGGGTTGGCGTCTTCGTGCCATAGGCACTTGGTGAGGAATTCGTGGCCGACTCGCTTCAATGGGGCGCCGCAGGCCTCGATGACCGCAGAGAGGGAAGCTGACTTGATGGCCTGTAGCGTGCGTTGATTGATTGCCATGCCGTCAGTATATCGTAGACAGACTAGAACAGCGAGCCCTGTAACCGTCCTTCACCTACTTCCTCCCACCCCTCCGCCAAGTTTATTTCATCTTCCGCCCAATTGGTGGCGTGACAGCCGGCGGCATTCAAAAGCTTGTCCACAGCAAAGCGAGGGATCCTCTTGCCGGTTCCCGAAAGGTAGACCTCTATCTGCTGCAAGACCTCTGTGTGATCATCGAGGTTGTTCATGGCATCGTTTGCCATTCTTATATACATCTCACCGAAGTTGATCTCATTAGGCTCGAGAGGCTCCGTGGGCTGAGCCTGGTCCTTGAGCTCCAACGGTGGACCAGAACAGACTTTCCGAACCTCCAGCCACTCTTCCTTTGTAATGCCAAGATTAGCAGCTACCTCCAGGTCAGTAGATCCACTGTAAAGCAGTCTGCGACCTTTAACCCAGCGCTCGCGCATCTTGTGACTAAGACGAACCGCATAGGTTTTGTCCCTGACCCAGTGCAAAAGCTCTCCGCGAATAGTCGGAACTGCAAGAGAGCTAAACTTCATCGACTTGCCAGTAGTCGGGTGCGGCCTGTCAGGATCATACCTATAGGCAGCTTTACACAACCCTTCAAAAGCAACCGACTCAAGAGTTTGGTAGTCGATACCAGTGCTGCGTTGTAGACGCCATGCCTCTCGCCGTGCAAGATTCAAATTACTTGATGCGAGCTCTTGTTGTTCGCTGTTTAATTTGAACTTAGCTGGTTTCCTGGCCATGCATTGGCACCGACTTACCCCATTTTACCAGGCGTTAAATTTTTGAACCCCTGGCAGAGCTCTATCTCCACGGCCCCATGTTACAGAAGTCATCTGTGGAGCAGATCTCTGGCCACAGTAATTCAAGGCCATGGTAATAGCATCAACCATGTCATCATTCTTTGAGGCGGGGAACAACGCAAACTCACTGGTAAACGCATCAAGCCATGGAGCACTAGCAGGCAGATAGACGTTACCAGCCTCCACCATCGGAACAATGCCTGCCGCACGCGACTCTTTACTCTTTTCCGGTCGCACTCCAATCAGTCCGGGCACTTTTTTGGCCATCATCTGATGCACGGCATAACCAGAAGCCGCAAGTTCGATCAGGCAGCCGTTCAACTGGTGACGCTTGTACATCCTGGCAATCATTGCCATCGTACCTACGACATCAAGCCTTTCTCTGACCAGATCAAGCACGTAGTACTGGGAACCTGCCTGGCCTACAACTGCGCCAACCACATAGTCACTCTTATTGGTGGCGGTAAACGTGGCGTCAACAGAAAGCAGGACACGCTGAAAGTCCGGGAGCAAGGTGTCCCAATCATAGAACTGCCACCATGAAGGGTCAAACATATTGCCACCTTCTGGGGCTGGCCGCTGCTGATAAAGGGAGGCGAAGTCTCGAGAACCAATAGCTTCTCTAATACGCTCCAGGTCCTCCGTGTCATAGCGCTGAGGGCAAAGCGCCTCGCCAAGTTCTTCTCGCCAGTCGTGGACTACAGGGCAATGAGAAGGTAGCGTAGGTCGATCGCCCTCATCCTCGTACAGCGCTGGCAGATCAACAATCGTCCAGTTTTCTCTACCTTTGTCGGAAACGTTCATCTCGTTCTCCAGTAGTTGTCCAATCATATCGTTCTCCGACCAACGGGTCTGGATGACTACGATGGCTCCAACTTGAGGCTCAAGACGTGTATACAATGTAGATGTATACCAATCATTGAGCTTTTCCATTATTCGAGTACTTTCAGCATCCTCTCTATTCTTGACAGGGTCATCGATGATGAGAAGATGGCCAGAACGGCCAGTGACTGCACCGCCAACACCTGCCGCCCAAAGGCCTCCACCCGAGGAAGTTCCCCAGGCATTGACCGCTTTTGAAGATTCATTCAGTAATCCACCAGCTTCACGATAAAATTCGCGGGCCTTGCGGGAGAAACCTTCGGCAAGCTCGGCGGAGTAAGAGCTAATACCCACAAAGCGCTCAGGGTGAGCAAGTAGGTAAGCAGCTGGAAGCAGTTGAGAAGTAAGTAAGCTTTTTCCGTGTCTCGGCGGGACCTGAAGTACAAGTCTAGTGACTTCTCCTGTGATGACTTTTTGCAGTTGCTCAATAACTGTTGCATGAAATTTGTAAAATTTATACTGAGGCATCACTTTCCGAATTAATTTCCAGAAAACGACATCCTTGCCAGGACCTTTGTCGGCTTTTTTGTCTTTTACAGCGCGAACCAGGTCCTGCCCCTGAGAAGCTAGTTCAAGATAGTCTCTTCCTAGTTTACCTGCCATCAGTCTTCGTCTAGGGGTATTTCGTAAACGTCGGGATCTTCCATCACCTCGACTTGGACCTCCTCGAGCTCTTGCTCAACAACGGTCATAAGCTCGTTAACGCCAAGAGAGGTTGCCCAAGCCTGTCGACCCGCATCAGAGATGTTGGCAGCAGCTCGCATCAACCCAGACAAAAGCCCCATCGGAATCTTCTCACCAGTAGCCGCCGCTTCTGCAATTCGCTGCTGGATGATACCCATCAGATCGCCAGACACATCCATCATTAGCCTAGCCTGGTCCTCGTTCGCCTGGCGAAACTCCTCGATCGCATAACGATGTTTCTTTCGCTCTATCTTGCTGGCCTCCTTAAAGGTTATCGCCATCTCCTTCTTGTCATAGGCAGCACAACGCCTATCCCAGTTGTATTTCTTTGCCCAGCCCTTAAGTGTCTCCGGGCTCTTCTGCATGAATTCGGCAGTTGCATCGAAGCTCCTGCTACCCCTCATATTTAAATGAAACTGAAACGCCCTGTACTGCTCTTCGTTTTCATGCCGACCAGCCTCGTTAACCTTGTAGCCTCTGGTGAAATTCCAGATCGGCCCTGGGTTGTACGGAGGCTTTGCCTCAGGCCAAGAAGACGGGTCATTATTCATGATGAATGTTCCTCAAGATAGCGATCCCACGGGGCAGGGTTCCGAAGATACTTCTCAACGAAGCCAAGCGTATTGTTGCAGCTTCGGCAAAGCAATGCTCGGACATCTCCCGTTTCGTGGCAATGGTCCACAGCCAGTTTGGTCCCGGCCTTATCGACCTCGCCGCAGATCTTGCAGACACCTCCTTGAGCTTGGAGCATGAACTCATACTGCTCCACGGTGATTCCATAGCGATGCTTTAGTCGGCCACGTCGAGATGCTTCTCTGTGCGCCTCCGAGCCGTGGTACTTCTCGCGACGCCAGGCGTTGTTGCAGGGCTTGCACCAAGACCCCCAATAGCCATTGGTTCGCTTGTTGAAGGATGCAATCCCTTTGACTTGCCCGCATTTGCTGCAGGTCTTACTGTTTGGATCGCTAGTCATAGCAGTGCATCTCGCGAACTAGTATGCCAAGGCAATAAAAAAGGCCCCAAAGGGCTTTTCTCGCTTCATGTGAAAGCTGCCTCATAAACATTGGGGAGCTGCTCCGCAAAGATTTGTTTAATGGACTCGGCAATCATACGATGCTCCAGCTGAGTCTCGATGCCAGCACGGATCTGAATGTAGTGGATCCAGCTACGAATTGATCCCGACATATAGAGCCTTGTAGGGGTCCCAAGCGGCAGGATGGACCTGGCACACTCTTTGGCCACTCCCTTGGCAAGCAGGTGCTCGTAGAGGTCGATGGCGCTGTTGTAATGAGTCAGGATCTGCTTCTCGGTCAGAGCGACAAACTCGGGGTCAAGATTGTCGTGGCTTGCCTGCTTGTTCTTCAGATCCTGAGAGCGCAGGTGAGGCACACCAAATGCTCCAAGCTGGTCGACGGAACTGTAGCGCTGGCTGAACTCTTGGAAGCTGAACGAGCGGTGGCGCAACACCTGGGCGGCAATGGCGCGGGTGGTATTGACCTCCACCTGCATGCTGGCGGTTTCAAAGATACTCCAATGCTTGTGTTTGATGCAGTAACGGAGCAGTCTTGAAGCGGTCTCGTGGTTGCCCTGGTTATTAGGATTGGAAACTCTGGCGCAGTAGGCCATCTGCTTCTCTGCATCGGGAGTGATGTTGACGAAGCTGGCGGTGTGGACTTCACGTTGCATCAGAAGATGTCCTCATCTAGGGGCTCCTCCATCGTACCATACGACTTATACCAACTGGGGTACTCCAGCTGGCGGATCACTGGCTCTTTTATAGGCCATTCGCCGGACTCGCTGCACTTGGCGTACAGGTCAAGAGCCTTCTCTACCTTGTAAAAACCCTCATGCATTATGCCTGGAGACACTTCGAAGAGGTCTACGGCAAAGGGCGCCTTGCGCTCCACAGCAACAAAGATGAATCGAAACGGCTTTCCGTAGGCCGCCATGGCTGCACGGGTGTAATACGCAGCCTGAAAGTCGTAGCCCAAATTGACAACCTTCTTCGTAAAGGTCTCGGGGTCGACGCTGTCAGTAGTCTTCAGGTCTAACACCAGACCCTCTTCGATCATAAGACGGTCCAGACGGGCCTTACAGCTGACTCCACGGTCTTCCCAGTAGACGGAGACCTCGTTGTGCTTGATGTAGTCAGTCTGAGAGGGATCGAACCACGCAAGCTTGGCCAATTCAGCTGCCATGCCCTGCACGCTGCCCCAGGGATCGTCCTTGCCACCGGTACTCAAGACTTTCTTACGACCCACGCTGGCTTTCCACTCTTTGCCGGCTTTGGTTGCCAAGTTAAGGCCATCGGGTTTCATGATATAGTTGCTATCGAACTTATCCCTACCGTCCAAGGATAAGCAGTGCAAAGCGGTTCCCATTTCCATGGCTGGAGTAGGGATAACCTTATTCTTAAGGGCCGCCTGGTAATGAGCCGGGCTGTCAAGGATCTTCTTAAGAGATGACTGGTTGACCCCTTCTGCGCGTCGGTAGTCAAACTCAGGCTGGTTGTAGGCTACTTCCACGTCAATCAAGTATTTGCCTCCCATTATACCGCATAAATCTTAATGACCCATTTCGAGTCAGCCTTCTTCGCCTTGGTCCACTTGACCTCCAGCTGAGGGATGATTGAAACTCGATCGTCAACCCAGAGCACCTTATTGACGCTATCGAACAGGGCTCCGATGATGTTGTCGCCGTCAGCACGGCCTTCACCATAGGCCTCGATCTCGACGCGGATAGGTCCTTCCAGGGGCGGCCAGGGCCACTGCTCCTGCACCTGTCGTAGCATTTCCTTCTGCTTCTTGCGATAGTCGGCGGGCATGAAAGTACCCCTGCTCGTTACTCTGGGACGGGCCTTCGAGAACAAAGGGAGGTTAATCGTCAGCGTGGCAATCAGTTCCAAGAACGAGGGCTCCCGCAATAATTGCAATAGCCAAGTTTACCAACAGGAATACAACTGTGCTCGGGTCAGGTACTGGAAAGGTCACCTCCCACTGGAAAGTGACCTGTCCTGGCATCTCAACTGTAGACTTCACTGTTCTCTAGATAGAAACCCAAGACACCTTCTGGATCAGTGTTTCCATGAGATACGTAATCATGGGCGGCTCCGTACAGTCCACGAGGGTTGTGACTAGGAGACCCGTCGGCGTTAATCGCCCCGCCAAACGCCTTCAGTAAAGACAGAAGTGCAGCTGAGCGACTTTCTTGACGTTGATCGCTATATAACCAGGCCATTTGATCGGAATCGTCAATCATTAGAGGCACCCTCCGTTAGAACCAAGCTCACAGGTAGAGCCGTCTTTCTTGATACCAAGAATGAAGCCACGCTTCTCGACGGTAGCAATTATCTCATCTTCATCAAACATGGCCAGGTCCTTCCTGTCCATAATCGACTTGATCTCGTCGCTAGTCAGCTCCACAGGACCCAGGGATGGATCCCACATGTAATCCTCGTCAGAGTCCCAGTGAGCCAGGGGTTGGTCATCGACGTCTTTTACGCCATACTCAGCCAGTAAATCCTCGCCGCTAGCAGCGCAGACAGTGTAGTCCTCAAGCACATCCTCGTAGGTAACGCCGTAAGAAGTCTGCTCGCCCTCCAGTGAGGCGATCTCGCGGTTGATGTACCAGATTGCTTTCTTGAGGTCTTCGGCCGTCCTGGAGGGATCCTTGCGGCCAGCTCGGGATACGTACTTGACGGCGTTGCCCAGTCTGTAGCTAAGCCCCCAGTCCTCAATAACCTCGATAGTCTCGAACTTGCGGCCCTCGGTGTAATGCGAGGGGTGGTTAATGTTGTCGTGGGTCATTTACTGGATTCCTCCTTCAAGTTGCGGTTGTCTCTGCAGACAACGATTTTCTGTTCCCGTTTGAGGCGGACTGTCACTCCATCCTTTGTCCATTGTACCACTATTCCTGCTTTCCACCCGCCTCCACAAAAAACCTTAACGGGCGTACCCTTTCGTATTGAACGCATTGGCAGAGGCTCCTGCTGCATCCACTCGGCGGCTTTGACTGCAGATGGCTTAAACTTGAACTCGCCGTTTTTAAGCTGTCTCAATGGTCTGGCCTCCTTTTAAATCACGCATAGAAAAGATCATAGCACGGTCAGTATGCTCTTTCCAAAGTTTTTTGGCTTGATTCCAGTTCAATCCTTTGACTTTTTTCATTTGAGGCCACAAAAGGACATAGAACTGACCTTCATAGTGATTTCCCTCAACATCAGTAGGTTCCTCTGTCTTCTTCCTCTTTTTTCTCGTCATAGTGAAGCTCCTCCAGAATTGTGTTAATGTGGTCGTTGTACTCTTTGTCGCTCATTGACTCTAAAAGTTTTTTGTGAGTTTTTGTGTAAGCGTCAAGATTGTCGTAGTTGATTTTCACTAATTAAGCTCCATCAAAAGATGCTGAGGCATGCTGCCGCCAGTGCCGGCAATAGCTTTAATGATTTCTGGAAGATTACGATTGTTCTTCCCAAGCTGTAAGGACCACAGGTCGTCTTTAGTGTCATAGCGAAGAAGGCCTTGAGCAGTCATGTCGCCAATAACTTCGTCAACCAGATATTCGAGACGGGTTCGGCCGTCATCGTCCTCCAGAAAGTCGCTCCAGCCGCTGTAAAGCTCTGAGTGAGCACATACAGCCGTGATGGCGCCAACCACCTCACAGGCCCTTACAGCACGTCTGAACAGCAGTATGGACCAGACGAAAGGCTTGACGTCTGCGGTAGTCAAGGCGGGAGTGTCATCGTACAGAAGACCAAGGGTCCCTGGAGCTACCTCTGCTTCTTCGATACTGAAACCAAAAG